CATATAAGCAGACCTAGCCCTATCTGTAGATGAAGCAGGGCTAACACGTTTATACGTTGCGAATTAAAAAGAGAGAGAAGGAATGGAGATCGTTGATAACAAGGCGGTGTTGCTACGACTGCGACACCCATCAAAAGTAACCGCAGTTATACCAAAAAGTCAGGAGCTACCTGATAACCAAGTGGTTGTTAAGTGGGGGATTGATGAAGCCCACGTACTGAAGAACCTCAATATTAAAGTGCCCTCACCTATAGAAGGTAAGTATTCTTGGACGGGTAAGTACGCACCCTTTGCACACCAGAAGACTACCGCGTCATTCCTTACCATGCACAAACGTGCTTTCTGCTTTAATGAGCAGGGTACAGGCAAGACCGCGAGTGCTATCTGGGCCTCAGACTATCTTATGAATGTGGGGGCCATACGTAGAGTTCTTGTCATATGCCCTCTATCTATCATGGATTCGGCTTGGCGTAATGATCTGTTTACGTTTGCCATGCACCGTAAGGTAGGTGTGGCCTACGGCTCTAAGAAAAAACGAACCGAAGTTATTGAGAGTGACGTTGACTACGTGATCATAAACTATGACGGCGTAAACATTGTAGAGGAAGTCATAGCGAAAGGTGGTTTTGATCTGATCATTATAGATGAGGCAACACATTACAAGAACGCGCAAACCAAACGGTGGAAAACGCTTAAGCGGTTAATGACTTCTGAGCCGTGGCTATGGATGATGACCGGAACCCCCGCTGCCCAAAGTCCGGTAGATGCATTTGGGTTAGCTAGACTGATTAACCCCGCTGCTGTACCTAGATTTGCCGGTGCGTTTAGGGATCGTGTGATGACAAAGGTGACTAACTTTAGGTGGGTTCCTAAACCAGATGCAACCGAGACTGTGTATCAAGTGCTACAACCGGCTATTAGGTATACCAAAGATGAGTGCTTAGACCTCCCTCCTATGGTGTATGTCAAACGCGAGGTGGCCCTAACTCGTCAACAGAATAAATACTATAAGTTGTTAAGAGATAGCTTGGTCATGGATGCAGGTGGGGAGCAGGTCAGTGCAGCCAACGCAGCGGTAGCTATGAATAAGCTGCTGCAAATATCATGCGGTGCGGTATATACCGATACTGGAGACACATTAGAGTTTGATATAACTCACCGCTATAAGGTTTTACGGGAAGTCATAGATGAGTCCAGTAAGAAAGTGTTGGTGTTTGTACCCTTCAAGCACGTTATTGACATACTTGTAGATAAGCTAGAAGCAGAAGGTACTACCACCGCAGTGATTCGTGGGGACGTACCAGCGCACAGGAGGACAGAGATATTCCGACAGTTCCAAACTACTGATGATCCTAGAGTGCTAGTCATACAACCGCAAGCCGCTGCACATGGGGTAACGCTTACCGCCGCTAACACTGTGGTTTGGTGGGGGCCAACTAACTCATTGGAAACCTACGCTCAAGCCAACGCACGTGTGCACAGGTCAGGACAAGATCACAAGTGTACCGTGGTACAACTGCAAGGATCAGCCATAGAAAAACGTGTTTATGCTATGTTAGACAATAAAATCAACATACATACAAAGATGATAGATTTATACAACGATATACTTGCATAGTTAACAATCATCCATTATAGTCAGTCATTCGATAACTGAAGGAGATCGAAATGAACAACACTAGCGCCCCTGTGGTAGAAATATCCCTAGAAAAAATGGTGAAAGCGTACGTAAAAATACGCGCTCGTCGCACTGAAATTAAAGCCGCTTTCGATGTCGAGGATGGTGCTCTTGTCGAGCAGCTTGATGCAGTTAAAGCAGCGTTACTTGCTCACTGTAAGGATCATGGGGTTGATAGCGTAAGGACTTCGGAAGGTCTGTTTTATCGGACGGTTAAGCAAACATATTGGACTAGCGATTGGGAGAAAATGCACGAATTTATTCTTGAACATGCAGAACCTTCGTTACTCGATAAACGGAATTAACCAGAAACATATGCGAGAGTTTCTAGAAGAAAACCCCGAGTTACTACCGAAAGGGCTTAACTCTAACTCCACCTACACAATCTCAGTAAGGAAGAAATAATCATGACCGAATTCGTTAACGTCAAAGGAGTAGCTGACCACTTCAAGGTATCGGAGAGACTAATCCGTACTTGGGTAAGTCAAGGCAAAATCCCCAAAGATACTTATGTGCACATACAGCAGACGTATAGGTTTAACCTTGCGGCAGTGGAAGCTGCGTTGTTAGCAGATGAGGGTGGAGAGGGGCCGTGGAGTGTGACTGCGGTGACTACTAGTAATCCTGACACTATCGAAAAACTGTCATCCCTTGGGGCATATGATGGGGAGGACAGAATCTCAGAGGTTAGAGTTTTAACGGAAGATAACATTGGTACGTGGGGGGATGTAGCCCCCGATTCAGATGCTGATCTATGAATAGAATTAGTATCCGTGAAAAAACCTTTAGGGGATTACCTACTGAGGGGTTAATCAGTGTACCTGTAGTGATTGTAGGCGTAGCTTTTGTGTCGAGGATTTACTACAAAGATGCGTATAGCTCTGAGAAAGTGGCTAAACCTACTTGCTGGTCAAGTGATACTGAAACACCAGCGTTAGATGTACCGGAAAACCAGCGGGAATCAGCGCGTTGTATAGACTGCACACAAAACATTAGGGGTTCGGGGAGGGGGACAGGACGTGCATGTAGATTTGTACAGCGTTTAGCTCTCGTTCTAGAGGATGATCTGGAAACAGTTTATCAGCTACAACTACCCCCCACGTCTATATTTGGGGATGCAGTAAAAGGGGGTATGCCCCTACGTGCCTACGCACGATACCTTGAGGCGAGGGAAACGCCTTTCGTTGCTTTGGTGACAGACATGTATTTTGATGCCGAAAGTGACACACCAAAACTCTTCTTCAGGCCAGTAAGACCTTTGGAGGAGCAGGAGCTAGAGACGGTCAAGGGAATGATGGATCATGAGGATACTACTAAGGCGTTAACATTAAATGTTGGCACTGCGGTAGAAGATAGAAGTGAATCCCCATTCGCAGTAACTGACGGTTTTACAATTAAAAATTAATATTGGAGAGAATATGAGTTACCTCATAAAGAAAGTTGAAATTTTGTACCCTCGTCTAGACAAGACGTATAGATTTGATAACACCGAGAACAAAAGTATTCCGTGTGGCCCGTTAGAAAAAGGAGCTACGTACGACACTAAGTTCCGAATGGATCAGGATACTGCTAACGCCCTAATGCAAGACATGGCTATTGCGTATAACGAGAAGCGTAAAGATAGTTGGCCCGAGAAAGTCCCAATGCCTTTTACAAAGGAAGATGACGGGGTGTATGTAGGTAAGTGTAAGCTCAATGGGTCTTTTGATGGTGTAGAAGCAACACGTGCACCCAAGCATTACGACTCCAAAAACAATTTGTTAGAGGCTGGGTTTCAGTTAACTACAGGTAGCACCGCTAACTTGTTCGTTGAGACTGTTCCTTATCACAGCGCGGGTATTGGAACGGGTGTTTCTCTTAGGCTACGTTCGGTACAAGTACTTGCCTATAAGCCGTTTGAGTCAGCTTCGCCTTTTGAAGAAGCCGAGGGTTTTGAGTCTGGTTCTCCTTTCGGGGAAACATCAGGGGGCTTTGATTCCACAAAAGAAGTTACACCCACAATAGTTTTTGAAGAGGAGGTAGTAGAGGCAGCACCTGCCGTAGAAGCACCTACGCTTGTAGCAGTGGAGACCCCTGTAGCGGAACCAAAAAAGAAAGTGAAGTCCAAGACGGCTGCGCCTAAAGATGAAGTTGATCTTAGCAAACTCGTTAGTGATTGGGACGACTAATCTAGAGTAAGTACTGGGCTTCTAACTACAGAAGCATATACTCTAAAAATACCACGGCTAGCATTGTCGAAAAGGGTGGGCTTCCACCCCTGCCGTGGTCACTTTCAGTTTTGAGAAAGCTATGGAAACAAAAATATTTCTAGAAAAAGCCCTAGCAGAGGATGGACTATATTGTATTTTCGCAACAAACACGCGCACAGATCGTAGGGTTCAAAAGTTTTTTACCTCTGTCGATGCCCTACTCGATGATGCAACCGCACTAGATAACCAAGGTTTTAATGTCTACTTCGCTTTATCCACGTTTAACAAAACCAATTCCCGTAAGGTAGATAACGTAAAGAACATCAAGTCTTTCTTCTTAGATTTAGACTGTGGCCCAACTAAAGAATTCCCTACACAACAAGATGCGATATCAGCCTTAAAAGAATTCTGTAGGGCTAACTCATTACCACGCCCAACAGTTATAAACTCAGGTAGGGGCGTACATGTTTACTGGATACTAAAAGAAGCCGTATGTCTTGCGGATTGGCTACCTACTGCTGAACGGTTAAAGGCACTGTGTAATAAGAACAACTTTGAAGCTGACCCCTCGGTTACCGCAGATGCAGCGCGGGTACTACGTGTACCGCAGACGCATAACTACAAACCAGACACGCCCATAGAAGTAACTT